AACTTTACTGTTGTATTTATATCACAGTATTGTTGTAAACTAGTGACACTAATTATCTAGCTATACCTTTGAAGATAATTAAATAATAAATAGAACATTACAGGAACACTTAAGGATGAGAACAAAAGGGGTACATAAGAGCCATGGGGGGTAGCCGTGGTAGTGTATATACTGCTTATACATTTTGGAGAGCTTTTGAATGTAAACTAGATAGGAGTCGCCCCGCTTTAGAGATGTGAATGGGAGTTGCTATATTGCTGGACTGTCCCAGAGAAAGTATTTGTTTAATCTATGTATATGCTTCACCCCCTGGAGGGCAACTATAGTTATTATACACCCACTATTAACATTCGTCAACTCTAAAATAAAAAATATTTATGTTGTCAACTAGATTTAAATATGCTATAATAGAATCATATGAATAATAACTTTCTACCAGGTACACCAACTAAAAGAAAACTAACAGAACAACAGCAATCTTTCCTAGATGCCTTATCAGGACAAGCTAGAGGAAACATTAAACAAGCATTAGTAATAGCAGGTTATGCGGAAACATCAGCATCAGCCGTTGTGGACTCTCTGAAAGAGGAGATTATAGATGTTGCCAATAAGATATTAGCTAAGTCTGCACCTAGAGCAGCAGAGAAGCTTGTAGAGATTCTAGAGAGTGACGACCCTATCCCACAAGTAGCTGCTAAATTACAAGCAGCACAAACATTATTAGATAGAGTAGGTATCTCTAAAAGAGAAAAGCTAGATGTAACCCATACTGCGGCAGGAGGTATTTTTTTGTTGCCTGAGAAAAGAGCTGTTATTGATATCAATGCAGAGGAAGTAGAAACAGATGATGAATAAAAGAAGAAGTTCAACCATACCTTATGGTTATAAGTTAAATGCAGACAAGAGTTTAGAGCCTGTTGAAAAAGAAATTAAAGCTTTAGAAGATGCAAAAGAAGGTGTTAAAGCTGGAGCATTCTCTTTAAGAGGTGCAGTAGAGATATTAGAACATCAAACAGGAAGAAAGTTATCAGCAATGGGATTAAAAAAAATCATTGACAAAGATACCGATAGACCTTCACCTAGTAATCCTAATGGTTTATTAAGTAAGACGAATGCCTAGACAGTATAATTTTGGTGCAGAACATAAAGCTAAGTTAGCTGCTAGAAAAGCTGTCAAAGAAAAAGAACGAGAGATTGAAAAGCTTAGAAAGAAACTAGAGAATAAAACTTATAAGCTATCTAAGAAAAAAGAAGTACTCGGTAAAGTACAACAAGCAGAACAACAAAAGCCTACAGATAAAAAAGGTACAGTTGTAGATGAAAAAGAATATGATACTTTACCACAATCCGTAAAAGATTTAATAGCAGAAGATGAAACAAGAGTAGTCTTCAAAGCTAACCCTGGTCCACAAACAGATTTCTTAGCTGCAGGTGAACAGGATGTTTTATATGGTGGTTCAGCAGGAGGCGGTAAGTCCTATGCTATGCTTGTTGACCCATTAAGGTATATGCACTTAAAAGAACATAGAGCTTTGTTACTTAGAAAGTCTATGCCTGAACTAAGAGAATTAATAGATAAGTCTAGAGAACTATACCCTAAAGCTTTTGTTGGTGCAAAGTTTAGAGAAGTAGAAAAGACTTGGAGGTTTCCTAGTGGAGCTTCTTTAGAGTTTGGTTATCTAGATAGGGATGCTGATGTTTACCGATATCAAGGACAATCATATACATGGATTGGAATAGATGAGTTAACACAATATCCTACAGAGTTTCCGCTTCAGTATTTGCAATCACGATTGAGAACAACTAATAATCAAATACAATGCTACATTCGGTGTACAGCAAACCCTGGAGGGGTTGGAGGACATTGGGTTAAAAAAAGATATCTAGACCCTAGTCCTCCTAACGAATCTTTTTTAGGACAAGATAAAATAACAAGAAAGTTTATACCAGCAAGACTAGAAGATAATCCTTTTCTTGCAGCAGATGGTAAGTATGAGCAAATGCTTATGTCATTACCACCAGTACAAAGAAAACAATTACTAGAAGGAAACTGGGATGTTGCCGAAGGTGCTGCTTTTGTTGAGTTTGATTATGATACACATTGCATAGACCCATTTGAATTACCTAAGCATTGGGAAAGAGTAAAAGGAATTGACTATGGTTATGCAGCAGAATCAGCATGTATCTGGGCTGCAATAGACCCTAGCGATGAAACATTAATTATTTATAGGGAACTATATCAAAAAGGTTTAACAGGCGAAGCTTTAGCACAAAGAATATTTGAATTTGAGAAAGAGGACAGACTCTCTGTAAATGGGGTCTTAGACGGAGCAGCATGGGCTAGAACAGGCTCTACTGGTCCTACGGTAGGGGAAGTACTGTCCAGAGCAGGACATAAGCTTAGAAGGGCAGATAAGAACAGAATACAGGGTAAGATACAAATACATGAGAGATTAAAGATTGCAGATAATGGTAGACCTAAAATGCAGATATTTAAAACTTGTCCTAATTTAATTAGAGAATTACAATCTATTCCTTTAGACCCTAATAAACCTGAAGATGTAGATACTAAAGCTTCTGACCATGCTTATGATGCATTACGATACTTAGTAATGTCAAGACCTAAATCAAGAACTGCTTGGGAAGATATGAGTAATTTAAAACGATTTGTACCAGCAGACCCAACCTTTGGATATTAATATGCCTTTATATACTTTTAAAAACACAAAGACTAATGAAGAATATGATGAGGTAATGTCATATGAAGAACTTATAGAATATTTAAAACAAGATAATATAGAACAAGTATTTAAAATGAATATGTTTAGATACTCGGATGGTAATGGAATGAAAGACCAATTTACAGATTGGTGTAGAGATAGTAAGGTAGAAGGTAAAGGAAGTTTTAATCCGTATGGTAAAGCTAAGAAAGGTTTTAAAGATGGTCAAAAGAAAAATTAAACTCCGTAAGAAACGTAAGACAGATATAGACAAATATCCTCTAGTAGAAATACGATGGTATGATATTTCTAGTGATTCATCTTGGATGAGTATAGATGATTTAATGTCTATGGAGTTGCCTGAATGTAATACAAAAGGACATTTGCTTTCTCAAACAAAAGGTGTGACTAGAATTTTTGGTGACTATGCTATAGATAAGGCAGGAGATATAGATGAACTTGGTAATGTAACTATTATCCCTACTAGTGTAATTATAGAAATTAAAAAAATAAGTTGACAAACTAAAGAAAAAAGTGTATTATTATAGGTAATCACTTATTAATTAAAGGTTTAAATTTATGGCTGAGTATGGCTCAAATGAATTAGATACTTCTATTCCTAATGAAGATAAAGAAATGGAAGAGAATAAAGAACAATCAGCTTTAGTTGGAATTGTACAATCTAAATTTCAAGAATGCGAAACAACTAGAAGAGATGACGAACTAAGATGGTTACAGTCTTATCATAATTATAGAGGTCGTTATTTTAAAGATGTTAAGTTTAGAGAAAATGAAAAGTCAAGAGTATTTGTTAAAGTAACTAAAACAAAAGTACTTGCAGCTTACGGACAATTAATTGATGTACTATTCGGTGCAAATAAATTTCCATTAACAATTCAAGAAACAAGAGTACCTGAAGGTATTGCAGAGTATGCTCACCTGAATCCTTTAAAAGAAAAACAAGGTGATGAAAATTTAAATCCTATTCCTGGTATTGAAGGAAATATGGATTATCAACCTGGTGAAGAAATGTCAATGCAACCTAACTTAAGTAGTTTAGGTTTTCCTGGTGATGGAAGAGAACTACCAAAAGGTGCAACATTTAATACATTAAACGAATTACAATTAGGAGAGCTTCAAAAAGAATATGAAGCTGCTGACTTAACAGAAGGACCAGCACCATCTCCTGAAATGCCACAAATTAAACCTGCACAAATTGCAGCACGAAGATTAGAAAAATTAATTCATGACCAAATAGAAGAATCAGATGGAAGCATTGCTTTGCGTAATGCAATCTTTGAAGCTTGTCTATTAGGTACAGGAATTATTAAAGGACCTTTTACTTATAATAAAACTTTACATAAATATATTAATACAGGTAACGGTAGAGAATATGTTCCTGAGATTGTAAAAGTTCCTAAAATAGAATTTGTTAGTATCTGGGATTTTTATCCAGACCCTAATGCAAGAAGTATGGATGAAGCAGAATTTATTATCCAACGACACAGATTAAACAGACATCAATTTTTAGATTTAGCTAATAGACCTTTCTTTAAAAAACAAGCCATCATGGAATGTTTAAAGATGGGTGCTAACTATAATAAAAAAGAATGGGAAACTGATATTGATTTAGAAAAAAGTCATTACGCAGATATCACTCATAATAGATTTGAAGTTTTAGAATACTGGGGAACAATCAATGCAATGGCTGCAAGAGAAGAAGGTCTTAGTGTTGATGAAGATGTTGATGATAGTGAAGAAGTCCAAGTTAATATTTGGATGCATAGAGGAAAAGTTATTAGGTTAGTAGAAAATCCTTTCAAGCCTTTTAGAAATCCTTATCAATCTTTTGTATATGAAAAAAATCCATATACATTTTTTGGTATTGGTGTACCAGAAAACATGGATGATGCACAACAGATTATGAATGGTCATGCAAGAATGGCAATTGATAACTTAGCATTAGCTGGTAACTTAGTATTTGATGTTGATGAAACAGCTTTATCATCTAATCAAAGTATGGAAGTATATCCAGGTAAAATATTTAAAAGACAATCTGGTGTTCCAGGACAATCTATTTATGGAATTAAATTTCCAAATACTGCTGTAGAAAATATGCAGATGTTTGATAAATTTAGACAACTGGCAGATGAATCAACTGGTTTACCATCCTATTCACATGGTCAAACTGGTGTACAAAGTATGACTAGAACTGCTTCAGGTATGTCTATGTTAATGGGTGCAGCATCCTTAAACATTAAAACAGTAATTAAAAATATTGATGACCAACTAATTAAACCTTTAGGACAAGCAATGTTCCAATGGAATATGCAATTCTATGAAGGTGACTTACCTATTAGAGGTGATTTAGAAATTAAAGCTACAGGTTCTTCTAGTTTGATGAAGAAAGAAGTTCGTTCTCAAAGACTAACTATGTTCTTACAAACTGTACAGAATCCATCAATTGCTCCATTTGTTAGAATGTCAGAGGTGATTAAAGAGTTAGCATACTCTTTAGATTTAGACCCTGAAGAAATAATGAATACTAAAGATGAAGCAGAAATCTATGCTAAAATAATAGGACTACAAAATGTTAACAAAACAAATGGCACTCCAACTAATGCGTCTGGTGAACTCGGAGGAATGGCAGGTATGGGTGGACTACCTGAACAAGCTTCAGGAAATGACAGCCCAGGAAATGGCGAAGGCTCAATCGGACCAGGTAATTCACCAATGCCAGGGGAGATGGAATTTACTGGACAAGTTGAAGAACCTACAAACACAGGTTAGAGAATTAGCAAAGTAACAGTTGACGAATAACTTTTCTGTTGCTATAATAACAATACGGAGATAATAATTTATGAAAAAAATAAAAGCAGTTAAAATGGCTACAGGTGGTTTGATGTCACAACCTCCATATATTGCTAAGGATGATTTAATGGGTGCGTATGATATTACTACTCCTAAATCTACTAGACAAGGTTTACCTTCTAGAATTATGTCCCCTAACAAAACAAGATTAAATAAAGGTGGCTTACTTATACCTAGAAAAAAATATGGAACAGGAGATTCTGTTCTATCTAAAATAGAAGAAAGAAAATTTGAACAGCTAAAAGCTTTAGAAGAATCAGGTATAGATTTAACAGCACAGCAAGAAGAACAATTAGAAAAATATCAAGCTGCTAAAAATATTCAACCTAAAAAACAAATGGCTATTGGTGGTCAAGTAACTGAAAAGTATGCTCAACAACCTGACTATCAAGCTTATGCTGAAGGTGATATTGTAGAAGAAGATACTGATATGGAAGAGAACATGGACATGGAAGAAGATATGTCTATGGAAGATGATATTAATTTATTAGAGCCAATGGGTATGGAAGATGAAATGCCTATGGATGAAGAAGAAGATATGGAAGAAGAAGATTATGGTGACATGGATGCTATCATAGACACTTCAGCTTTATCGGAAGAAGAAGAAAAAATTTTAGATGATGCAGTTGATATGCATCCAGAATTAGAAGCAATTATTCCTAAGTTAGTTGCAACAGAATTTACAGAAGATGGAGAAGTAGAAGGACCAGGTACAGGAACTTCAGATTCCATCCCAGCACTTTTATCAGATGGTGAATTTGTATTTACAGCAAAAGCAGTTAAGAATATTGGTGTAGACAAATTAAGAAAGATGATGAAAAAAGCAGAACAAGATTATGATGCTGGAATTTCTTCTCAACAACCAGAAGAAGAAGTATAAAAGAATTTGTAGAGAAAGGTAACTCTACGAATAGACAAGCTACCTTATAATAAATTATTATTGTAAGCCCTTGTAGTTTCGTTTCAAACAGAAAAACCTACCATAGCTACCTTCAGTTATGAAGCCCTAAGGAGGACAAAATGAGTACAAACGAAGAAGGACTAAAAGAAGTCGCAGCAAACCCTTACAACAGAAAGAAATCTTGGCATACAAATGATGTAATGCCTTCAGATAAAACATCTGCTGATACAGGTTTGTTCGAGCCAAACCCTGTAAGTAATAACACACAATCAACAGCTACTGCTAATAGCAACCCTGATGATTCTGATGATAATACGACAGCTACTATGGATAAGGTTCAAGATTCTGCACTTAATGTAGAAGCTAACCCTTATGCAAAAGTTGATTACAAAAAAAGGTATGACGACCTCAAACGATACTATGACAGGAAACTAAATGAGTGGAGTAGTAAGGAAAGTGAACTTAAAGTACAACTTCAAGAGAACAGACCTAAGTATACACCACCCAAATCTAAAGAAGAGCTAGAAGCTTTTAAGAACGATTACCCTGACATTTATGGAGTTGTGGAAACTGTATCTCACTTGCAATCTCAAAATGAGGTAAAAACTTTACAAGAAGAATTAGAAAGTTTAAAGAAAGCTAATAAAACTCTTCAACAAAGAGAAGCTGAATTAGAACTCTCTACTTATCATCCAGACTTTGAACAAATAAAAGAGTCAGATGATTTTCATGACTGGGCTGATGCTCAACCAATGGAAATTAAAAAATGGATATATGAAAATAATTCTGATGGTAAACTTGCTGCAAGAGCAATTGACTTGTATAAGAAGGACCGAGGACTTGGTTTAGATAAAAAAACTAAGAAGAACAATTCTAAACAAGAAGGTGCTGACCTGTTAGTTAAAACTAAAGAACAGGCTCAAATACCAGAAGGTAAAGAAAAGTTTTTCAGACGTTCTGATATCGCTAGGATGTCAGACGATGAGTTTATGCAATACGAAAAAGAAATTGTAAAAGCTCAACGAGAAGGTAGAATTATAGATTAATTCTATCTATTTTTTATTAACCAATAAACACAAAGGAGATAACTACTATGGCAAAATTCGCAGGTGGTTCAACTTATAACTTTGGATTAGGTGTAGCAGGACAAACAAATGGTTTCTTTATTCCTGAAGTCTATTCCAAAAAAGTACAAATAGCTCTTAGAAAAGCTGCTGTTGCAGAAGCAATCTGTAACACAGATTATATGGGCGAAATATCAAGCTTTGGTGATACAGTAAACATCATCAAAGAACCTCAAATCTCAGTTGCAGATTACACTAGAGGTCTAGCTGTAACTTCAACTAACTTAACTGACCAAGAACTTGTTCTTACTATTGACCAAGCTAAATCTTTTTCATTTAAGATTGATGACTTAGAGAAGAGATTCTCTCACGTTAACTTCCAAGCTGTAGCTTCAGACAATGCTGCATATGCTTTAAGAGATGCAATGGATGCAAACATCCTAGCAGCTATTTCTGCAGGTGCAACTGTAACTACAGGAATGGGAACTACTGGAACTCCGATTGATATCGGTTTTGGTAGTGGAGAAGTTGACCCATTAAACCAAATGTCATTAGCTGCTAAAGAATTAGATGAAGCTAATGCACCTGAAGAAGGTAGATGGTTTGTCGCTGCACCTGAATGGTACAACGAACTAGCTAACACATCTTCTAAACTTTTATCAGTAGACTTTAATGCTGGTCAAGGTTCAATCAGAAATGGTTTAGTAGCATCTGGATTACTAAGAGGTTTCCAAATGTACAAATCTAACAACTTACCAACTAACGACTTATCTGGTGCTACACCTGCTGGTTCAGCAACTGCACCTGAAGCTTTATTCGGTCAAATCTCTGCAGTATCTGCTGCAAGTGCGATGAACAAAGTAGAAACAGTTAGAGATGTTAATACTTTCTCTGACATCGTTAGAGGGTTAATGGTTTGGGGTAGAAAAGTATTAAGACCTGAAATCGTAGGAAAAATAATCTACGTTGCAGACTAATACTAACTATACCAAATAGTTAATACAATGTGGTTGGGGGTAGCAATATCCCCAATCATTAAACTAAAAGGATTACAATGTATAAAAATAAAAAGAAACCAGTTAAAATGAGTTGCGGTGGTAAAGCACATTCAAAGAAAAAAGGCGGCTCTATGGTTATTGTTATAAAAAAATCTAAAAAGAAATAAAGAATTACTATGGGTATAATGTCTTCACCTGCATGGACTCGTAAAGAAGGAAAAAATCCTGAAGGTGGATTAAATGAAAAAGGTAGAGCATCTTATAATAAAGGTCGTACAAAGACAGGTAAGAAAAGAAATCTTAAAGCACCTAGTAAGGTCGTAGGTAATAAAAGAAGAGCTTCTTTCTGTGCTAGAATGAAAGGCATGAAGAAAAAACTTACTTCTAAAAAAACTGCTAATGACCCTAACTCAAGAATTAATAAATCACTAAGAGCATGGAACTGTTAATATATGGCTAAAACTTATTTATCATTAACTAACGAATTACTTGTTGAGATTAATGAACCTGAATTAACAACTGTTGCTGGAGCAATAGCTATTCAAAAATTTGTAGCTAACTGTGTTAATAGAGCATACTTTGATATTGTAGATGCTCAAGATACATGGTCTTGGTTATCTAGTTCAGCAACACAAGGTAATTACAATGGTAATACTTATGTTGAAACTGTAGCAGGACAAAGATGGTATCTATTAAAAGCAGGTTCATCAGGAGTTGATACAGATTTTTCAAATGTAGTATGGGATAAATTTTCATTATCAGAAGAAGGAGTAGCTGGTAAAACAGAACCTTACCTTATTAAAAATTTACCTTTTGTATCTTTAGATACTTGGAGTGATTTTTATTCTGAAGGTGAAGAAAGAGATAGTTCAAAAGCAACTCCTTTATATGGAGTGCCACAAAGAGTTTTAAGAAGTGAAGATAATAGACATTTTGGTTTATCACCAATCCCAGATGGTGTTTATAGAATTTATTTCTATGCATATAATAGACCTTCAGCTTTAGTAAATGATACAGATGTAATTTTATTTCCAGAACAATATAAACCTGTTCTATTAGCTAGAGCAAGATATTACATTTATCAATTCAAAGATAATATTTCACAAACACAATTAGCTTTAACTGAATATCAAAAAAGTTTAGACAGAATGATTGAACAGTTAAATGCACCTCAGCCTACAAGTGTAGAAGACGATAGACGAATATTTATTTAAAGGATAATTAATGCCAACTCAAGGAGCTTCCATTACTGTACAAGGTGGCTTGGATTTAATTTCAAGTTCACATGCTTTATTTAGAAGTCCAGGTGCTGCAACTAAATTACAAAATTTTGAATCATCTACTACAGGTGGTTATAGAAGAATAAGTGGTTATGAAAAATGGGGAACAACAAATGCTGTTATTCCTTCAGGTTCTGCTTTAGATAATATTCAAGGTTTAATTGGATATGCAGATGGAGTAGTTGTTGCTCAAGGAACTAATGTATATTTTAGTACTACAGGTACTTCTTACGTTCAAATAAATAAAGACACTTTTACAATAGGACCAGGAACAGTTTCTATTAGTGCAGGTTCACCTACCGTAACTGGAGTAGGTACAACTTTTTTAACATCTTTTCTTGTTGGTGATGATATTAAAATTAATACTGCTACATCTTATATTTATAAAGTACTTTCTATTCAAAGTGATACTCAATTAACATTAAGTAGAAATGCTATTACTACTAATACACAAAATAATTTAACTTATGCTATTGGTGGTATTGACCCAAGTCTATTAGCTAGTCGTACAACAATTCCTAGAACTAATCAAACTAATGTTAAGTTTGTAAACTTTGAAGCTATTCAGAGTGTTAATGGTGCTTTATATTTTGTAGATGGATATAATAAAATAGGTGAGTTTTTTATACATGAAGATGGTACTTATCATTTTGAAGATATAAATGAAGATGCTCCTATTGGATGTTCTTTAATAGAAAGATATGCTGAAAGAATAATAGTATCAGGACAAAGAGATAACCCAAGTACTGTTTATTATAGTAATAGATTACAGCCTTGGGATTTTACAGGAGCTTCAGCAGGGTCAATAGATGTTGGAGATGTAGTAACAGGTATTAAAGTTTTTAGAAACAGCTTAGTTATATTTTGTAAAAACAGTATTTATGAGTTGACAAACCTTGATTCTGACCCTATAATTAAGTCAGTAACTAAAAATATAGGTTGTGTAAGTGGCAACTCTATTCAAGAGATAGGTGGAGATTTAATCTTCTTAGCTCCTGATGGATTACGAACAGTTGCAGGTACAGCTAGAATTGATGACGTTGAATTAGGTTCTATCAGTAGAAAAATCTTACCTTTAATTAATGAATTAATAAATAACCTTGCTAACTATACTATATCAAGTATGGTTATTAGAGAACGAAGTCAGTACCGATTATTCTATTATCAATCTGGTCAAGCTAGTTCTGGACAAAAAGGAATTATAGGTACATTTAAATTTAATGCTGATGGCATTCCTGCATTTGAATGGAGTCAAACAAAAGGACTACCAGTAGAATTTTGTACTTCAGATATAAATTCAGCAGGTACAGAAGTATTATTTCATACAGATGATACAGGTTATGTTTACAGACATGATACTGGAAATAGTTTTGATGGTGCAAATGTACAAGCAGAGTTTCAAACACCAGACATGGACTATGGTGATAACGGTTTAAGAAAAAGTTTATATAAAGTAAAAGTTAATATTGAACCTGAAGGTACTCAAAACGATTTACTTTTAAATATAAAATACGATTTTAATTCTAGTGAAGTTCCTCAGCCAGGAAGTTTTTCAGTAGGACAATTAAGTGCTTCAGCTTTATTTGGTTCAGCAGTATTTGGAACAGCTATCTTTGGAGCAGTAGATTTACCTAGTAAAAGTGTTATAGTAACTGGAAGTGGGTTTTCTAATAACTTTAAATTTTTTAGTGATGATACTAACTCTCCTTATTCAGTTAACGGATTTTTTGTTTCATTCATACCAGGAGGAAGAAGATAAAATATGGCAGGATATACTAGACAGAGTTCATTAGTTGACGGTGATGTAATAACGGCATTATTATTTAATAATGAATACAATCAATTACTAGCTGCTTTTAATAATACAACAGGACATAAGCATGATGGTACTGCTGCTGAAGGTCCAGTCATTAGTTTAATAGGAGATTCTGGATTAAGTGTTCCTTTAAATAAAATTTTAGTTGATTCAACAAATGATAATTTAGAATTTTATATAGATGTAGGAGGTGTATCTACAGAACAATTTATAATTCAAGATGGTGCAATTGTTCCATCTACAGATAATGATATTGATTTAGGAACTGCTGCTTTAGAATTTAAAGATGCATACTTTGATGGTACAGTAAACTTAGATGCATTAGTCATTGGTACAGCTACAGCTATTACAAGTGTTGATACAGATTTAACTTCAGTATCAGCTAGTGATGATACCTTAGCAAGTGCAAAAGCAATTAAAACATATGTTGATGCAGTCGCAACTGTAGCTGATTTAGATTTTCAAGCAGACACAGGTGGAGCTTTATCAGTTGATTTAGATTCTCAAATCTTTACATTAACTGGTGGTACAGGTATTGATACTGTTGGTTCAGGACAAAATGTTACATTTAATATTGATGATGGAATAGTAGCAACTTTAACAGGAACACAAATACTTACTAATAAAACTTTAACTACTCCAGTAATATCTTCTATAGTAAATACTGGTACATTAACATTACCTACAAGTACAGATACTTTAGTAGGTCGTGCAACTACAGATACTCTTACCAATAAGACTTTAACAAGTCCAAACATTTCTACAATTTTAAATAGTGGTACATTAACACTACCAACAGCTACAGATACTTTAGTTGGTAAAGCTACAGTTGATACCTTTACAAATAAAACATTTAATGCTAATGCAACTGGTAATAGTATTACTAATTTAGAAGTTGCAGATTTAGCGGCTGGAGTTTTAGACACAGATTTAACAACTGTATCAGCTACAGATAATACTCTTGCTTCAGCAAAAGCTATTAAAACTTATGTTGATGCTAGTGTAGCTACAGCAAATGAATTATCAGAATTAACAGATGTTAATATTACAAGTCCTGCAGATGGCTCTGTATTATTTTATGATACAGCTACATCTAAATGGATTGACAATGTAGTATCAGGTGATATTAGTATTCTTGATACTGGAGTTGCTTCTATTAATCCAGGAGTAATTGTAAATGCTGATGTTAATGCTTCTGCTGCAATTGCATATTCTAAATTAAATTTAACTAATAATATTGTTAATGCAGATATTAATGCTAGTGCGGCAATAGATGCATCTAAATTAGCAGACGGTTCAGTATCTAACACAGAATTACAATACATTAATAGTTTAACTTCTAATGCTCAAACTCAATTAACAAGCTTAGATACTTTAAAAGCACCTTTAGCTTCTCCAACATTTACAGGAACAGTTTCTGCTCCAACACCTACTGCTGGTGATAGTTCAACTAAAGTTGCTACTACAGCTTTTGTTACTAATGCAGTTGCTTTAGAAAACGAACTATCTGAAATGAATGATGTTGCTATTACTTCAGTAGCAGATGCAGACTTTTTAGTTTATGATAGTGTTTCTACTAAATGGGAAAACCAAGCTATATCAGGTGCTGTTACAATTAATAATACTGGAGTATCTACTTTAGCTGCTGGTATTGATTCAGCAAAAATAGCAGATGGTTCAGTTAGTAATACAGAGTTTCAATATTTAGATGGAGTTACATCATCTATTCAAACACAAATTAATTCCAAACAAGCAACGATAGATGCATCTAATAGATTAAGTGCAGACTTAATTCATGATGGTTCTGTAGACAATACTGAATTTGGTTATTTAAATGGAGTAACTTCAGCAATACAAACTCAAATAGATGCAAGAGCTTCTAATGGTTTTGCTATTGCGATGGCAATTGCTTTATAGTAAGTTGTTGACAAATTAACAATAAAATAGTATAATAGGGAAAACACATATGGCACAAAACTTTAGAAGATACACAAGCAACGATGTAGGTACATCTGCTGCAACATTATTTACTGCTGACAGTTTTGATACTGTAGTTGGTATATCTGTTGCTAACGTAACAGCTTCTGCTGTAGTAGCATCAGTTTATATTAATGATGGTACTAACGATATTTACTTGGTGAAAGACGCACCAATACCTGCAGGTTCTGCATTACAAGTATTAGATGGCGGAGCAAAATTTGTTGTTCAAAACAATGATGCTTTAAAAGTTGTTTCAGATACAGCTTCATCATTAGATGTTTGGGTATCTACTGTTGACGATATCAGTTTATAATATAAATAAGGAATAAATAAATAAATGCCTTTCATTGGAAATCAACCAGCATTATCTTACACAAGTTTTGCTAAACAAGACTTCACTACAAGTGCGACTACTGCTTACACACTTAGCCAACCTGTAGCTAATGCAAACGAAATTGCATTATTCATTAACTTTGTAAGACAAGAACCTACAACTGCATATACTGCTAGTGGCACAAGTTTAACTTTAACTTCTGCTACATCTGCTAGTGATGATATGTATGCAATCTTTTTAGGTAAAGCTGTGCAAACAGTTAATCCACCTGCTGGTTCTGTAGGTCTATCTCAATTATCTGCTACTGGCACAAAAGACAGCACAACCTTTTTAAGAGGTGATAATACTTTTGCACAAGCTGGATTAAATGGTTGGTCAGAAAACGGTGCTAATAATAATTTATTGCCAGCAAGTGCTAGTGCTGGAATTTATTTAGGAGTTAATTCTGCAACTGCTTCTAATTTATTAGATGATTACGAAGAAGGAACTTGGACAGGAGGTTTTACAGGGACTACTGGAGCTCCAAGTGGAGTTAGTTATGATAATAGAATTGGTAAATATACTAAGATAGGAAATTTTGTATCCGCTAGTATTTATTTATCTTTACTTAGTTGGTCTTCAGGTCCATCAGGTGATTTAAGAATAAATGGATTACCTTTTGTTTCATCATCAGGCACTTATGATTATCAAGTAGCATCTATTGGTTTTAATTATGGTTTTTCATCAAACAATGCTCCTCAAGGTGGTTATCTCGGACCTAACTCAAGTAGTATTATACCACTAAAAAGAGATAGTAATGAACCTAATGGTAATTTAGGAACAGTAATTAATGCAGCAACATTAAGTGGTAATGAGCAAGTAATACTTACAATTAACTATTTAACACCTTAATAAAAATTATGGCAATAACTAAAGAATCAAAAATTGGAAAAATAGAAATAGTAGGAGAGTTTAAAGCTGTTCAAGTTTTAACTGATATTTTTATTAAAGAAAATGAAAAAATAATTTCTCAAACTAAACATAGACATGTTTTATTACCAGACTCAGATATTACAAAAGAATCACAAGAAGTGAAAGATGTGTGTAATACAGTTTGGACACAAGATGTCAAAGATGCTTGGACAGCATTTAAACAAGAACAGGAAAATAGATTAGGATAATGGCAATAACAAAAATACCAGCCGCAGGTTTCACAGGCAACAACTTCAGAAACATCATCATCAATGGTGATATGAGTATTGCTCAAAGAGGAACTTCTGTAAGTGGTATTACTAGTGGTGGATATTATACTTCAGATAGATTTAATTTTAATATAGTAACTATGGGAACTTGGACTATGTCACAAGATAGTGATGTACCGACAGGACAAGGTTTTGCTAAATCATTAAAATTAGATTGCACAACTGCTGATGCTTCTCCATCAGCTGGTGATAGATTAAGGATTATGCAAGCTATTGAAGGTCAAAATTTACAATATTTAAAATATGCTACAACTAATGCTGAAAGTCTTACACTTTCATTTTGGGTAAAATCTAATAAAACTGGAACTTATAATGCAAGTTTTTACAATGATAATGCTGTTAGATATATTTCAAAATCTTATACAATTAATTCAGCAGATACTTGGGAAAAGAAAACAATTACTTATGCTGGAGATACAGTTGGTTCAATAGGAAACACAAATACAAATATTTTACAATTACAAATGTGGTTTGGTGCTGGTTCTAATTTTACATCAGGAACTTTAGCCACTTCTTGGGAAGCTGAAACAGCATCAAATATGGCAGTAGGTCAAGTCAATCTTGCAGACAGCACATCTAACTACATCAACATCACAGGAGTACAACTAGAAGCAGGAACAACTGCATCTGATTTTGAGTTCTTGCCTGTTGATGTGAATTTGCAAAGATGTTATAGGTACTATGAAGAAATAACTAATCCAGCAGATTCAAGTGAAGATATAGGAATTGCTAGTGCTTATAGTAGTGTTCAATTAGAATTTATGCCACCATTTAAAGTAACTAAAAGAGATGTTCCTACTGTTTCTTTAGTTACTGGAACTAATTATTTTCAATATTTAGGAGCTGGTGCAACTACAAATTTTGATGGTTTTCCTTCTGCAGGCAATCAATCTATCAATAACGGAATGATTTTCATTAATACTGCAACAGTTACACAAAGTTCAGCATATAGAATTAGAAAAATTAATGCTTCTGGAAGAATAGCATTTATAGCGGAGTTATAATTATGAATTTAAATCAAGCAAATAGTATTGAATATGTTTATCTAAATGGTGAAAAAATTTCTATTAAAGTAGTAATTGGCAATACTATTTATGGAATACCTTTAGCTGAAGGAAACACAGATTACCAAGCTATCCAAGAGTGGATTGCTGAAGGAAACACAGTAATAGACAACGGAGCAAATAACTAATGGCATATTTAGGAAGACAACCGATTGTAGGAAATTATCAAGTACTAGACGCACTTACAGCTACGACTACTGATACCTATGCACTAACAAAAAATAGTGTTGCAGTATTTCCACAAACTCCAGCGAACTGCATTGTATCGTTAAACGGAGTTATTCAAGCACCTTTTGATTCTTATACTATATCAGGTTCTAACATTGTATTTGCTTCTGCTCTAACTGCTTCTGATAGCATAGACTTCATTACAGTATTAGGAGATGTATTAAATATAGGCACTCCTAGTGATAATACAGTTACTACTGCTAAACTTGCTGATACTTCTGTAACTGCTATTAAACTTAGTTATGCTGAAGCAACCTTAACAGATGGTGCAACTATTGATTGGAACGCACAATCAGCACCTGTAGCAAAAGTAACTCTAGGTGGAAACAGAACTTTAAACGCACCTACTAATGGTGTTGCTGGACAATTTATTTCTTTACTAGTTATTCAAGATGGAACTGGTTCAAGAACTTTAACATGGAATGCAGTATATGAATTTACAGCAGATACTGCACCAACTTTAACTACTACTGCTAACTATGGCGACTTATTTACCTTTAGATATAATGGTGCTAAATGGTTAGAAGTAGGAAGAAACCTTAACTTGGTATTAAGCTAATGTACGCACTTATAATTAATAACTCTATTGAAAAACTTTTTGCTTATCCAAAAGGATTTATATTAAATGGTAATCAGTATTCTTCTGATGTTTTTACTAAATGGTCTAAAGCTGAAAAAGAAGCTATTGGAATTTATAAAGTAGAATTTGACCACTCTAATAAAAAAGATGAAGGTTATTACATTAACACTAACGAACAATTTAAGTTTGAAAATAATAAAGTTATATCTTACTTTGGAACTGCTACACCTAAACGATTAGAAGATGAAAATGCAGTAGATGAAAATGGTGATGCTATATTAGAAGATGGTGTTCAAGTTATTAATTATGGTTTGAAGACTGAGAAGAAAAGAATTGTTAAACAACAAGCAAGTGGATTATTAGCACCAACAGATTGGTATGTAGTCAAAGCTAGTGAAGTTCAAGGTTATACTATACCAACTGACATCTCTACTTTCAGAGCAGAAGTAAGAACTAAATCAAATGAAATGGAAACTATGATTGATGCTTGTACGACTGTTGATGAACTAAAAGCATTATACGAATATACAGAACAACAAGACGGAACAACAACAAGACCACTCCCTGAATTTCCAAAAGAGGTAATCTAATGCCTTTAATCATTCCAGCTAATTCTCTAACTGGTGGTTATGAGGTAGATAATTCATTACGATTTAATGATGGGAGTAGTGATTATTTATCAAGAACATTTTCTACACCAACATCAGATAAAATATTTACATTTTCTTCTTGGGTTAAAAGGTCAGGATTAGGAAGCACAGTTATGCTTATAAGTGCTGGTTCAGATGGTAGTAATGAATGTAATATAAGATTTGTTGAGGAAAAATTACAATTTGCACAAGATGTTGGTGGTAGTGCTGAATTTAATATTCAAACAACAGCAGTCTTTAGAGATGTTTCAGCTTGGTATCATATCGTTGTTGCAGTAGATACATCACAAGCAACAAGTAGTGATAGAGTAAAGATGTATGTTAATGGAGTACAACAAACAGTAGGTGGTACTTATCCATCTCAAAATATTG